ATTACTTTACATTATTACCTGGTGATAGAGAACATCAAATGTTTGAGTTTTTACAGGGTGATATAAGGCAAAAAGATTATATAGATAGTTTTAAATTCTGTGATTATCAAATAATACAAATGGCTAATTTAAGCCCTGCAACATTTGGATATGAAAAAGATAGTTATCAAAATGTAGCAAGTATAGACTTAAATGCTAATACAACAGAAATGACAATAGAAGCCATTAAAAAGCAAATAGAACCACAAATTAATCATTTAATAGAAAATATAATCAAATTACAAACAAGTCAAGGAATGACTGAAAATTTAATTCCTATGGACTTAATATGGGATTTTGGTGATAATGAAAAACTTGATGATATGAAAAAGTTGGATGTATTAAGTAAGGTTCAAAGAACAACTAGTGTACCTTATTCAGTAAGAGCAAAAATTATAACACCAATTTTAAATAAATTAATAGATGAGCCTACTAATGAAGAAGATTTAGTTAAGGCATACAAAGAAGAAGAGAAAGATTTAAATATAGCTTATGAAGAGTTCTAGTGCCTTAATAGCAAAACAAGTCTTTAGTGTAAATGCTTTCTATACAAAGAAGCAAAATGAGACAAAAATATTATTCTTTAAATGCCTTAAAGAAAAAAAGAGTGTTGAATACTTTACTAAAGAATTAAGTAAGATTTGGGATAATGTAGATCATAAATTTATGGATAAACAAATAACCAAACTAAAAGAAGTAGTCAACTCTAACAATGTAGAAGAAGCTATTAATCTAGGTAGACTAGACAAAATGTATAAACAAACTGAATATTGGGTAGTTGATGATGAATATTTCAAATTAACACCTGAATCAGATTTTGTTAAATTTGAACAAAAGTTCAAGACTAATGTAGAAAAGAACTACAAAAGAAGTAGTAAAGCAGTTAAAGGACTAGATGAAGAAACTTATCTATCAAATAAAATTGATACCTATAACCAATCTATTAATCAAGTAGTAACATATTTTACCAAAGATGGTACACCTCTAAGACAAGTTCAATTATCTAGTTATCTTTCGATGATACATAATACAAATTTAACACGAAGTGGTTGGAACCAAACAATGAGTGATAGTCATCTCCTTAACCAATCTTTATTCATTATTCCTTATCATTCGTTTAGTTGTCCTCATTGTTTGGAATACCAAAATAGACCATTAACAAAACTACAAGTAGAAAACATAATTGGAGTAGAAGCAGTAGAACAAACAGGAGATATATTACATCCTAACTGCAAATGTACTTTATCTATATTTTGGGATAGTAGCCAAATAAGTAAGCAAAGATACACTTATGAAGAAAGTGAAGAATTATATAAATTAAGACAAAAAGTAAATGCCTTAACATTAGAAAAATCTAATTTAAGAACAGACATGAAAATAGCAGAAGATTTAGGAGATACTGCTAAAGCAGATAAATGTAGACAAAGAATAAATGCTATCAATAAAACAATAAGAGATATAAAAGCAGATATGCCTAGTGAAGAGTTAGAAAAACAAATAACTGCTATAAAAAGATAAAGCTGCCTTTATAGGTAGCATTAGAATAGATACCCTATGCCTATATCTATTCTAATGGTGCTTATAAGAGTACCGATTGCACTTCTAAATATGTCGACAATAGGAGGAAGAAAATGGATATATCAAAATATATCACAAACAAGGATATCCAACTATCCAATGAGGATATTAACCTTGAAAAGTTGGAAAAAGATATTAGAAAGGGATATGTACTTAGTGAAGAAGTAGAAAATGCTAAACAAGAAGCATTAAAAGAAAGCACTTCAAAGTATAGTGAGTTAGAGACTAAATATAACTCTTTAGACAAAAGTTTTAATGACTTACAGGCTAAGAATGTAGAACTTACTAATTCAAATGGTGGGTTAAAATTACAAGTTGAAATGGTATCTCAAGGTTTTGGAAAAGATAAGTTTGAAGAGATAGCACAATTAAGAAATACTCTTTACAAAGATGAAGGTGACGATAGCAAGGCAATTGCTATGATTAAAGAGAAATTCGGTGCAACATATTTTCCTAAAACTGAAGAAAAAATTGATGTACCAACAGAAACTAATTTTAATACTCAACCAAAACAAAACAACGAGATGAAAGTTACAAGAAAGACAAGCCTAAAAGACTTGTTAAGAAAGTAAAAGGAAAAGAGGTAAAAAAATTATGAATTATACACAACAAGGTGTTTATAGTTTAGATTTACAAAGTGTTGCTAAAAGAATATATGACTCTTTGTTATATCGTTCAACATTTTATAAATTTCTAAACCCTAACTTCATTGGAGAATTAAGAGATGCTGGTACTCCAATGATAGAAGTATTAAAATCAGCAGATGCAACTGTTAATGTAAGACAGACTAAAGAAATTACAACTGCATTAACTCCAGGACTATTAGGATATAGTTCAGTAAAAGTAGATTTAACTGAATTACCAATGGATTATTCAATTCAAATACCTATATTAGTAGCAGGAACTAACTTTATTAATACATTAGAAAATGCTATGGATAAAAAAGACCAAGCAGTAGCAAAACAAATTGATACTTATGGATTTGGTGTACTTGCTAGTGGTGTTACTAATGAAGCAGAATGGAATCCATCTACAAAAGAAGATTACATTTCAACATTAACTTCATTAAAAGCAACATTATTCAATAACAATGTATACGAAGATTACAGATTAGGACTTGCTGCATCAGAATATGGTAACTTAGTAGCTGCTTTAACTTCAGTATTAAAATTTGAAACTGAAGCAGGAAGAGAAGGAGTTACATTTGGTGAAATAGCAAATGCTTATGGAATTGATATTTATCCAATTAATGACACAGTATTAGATGATGTTAAAGGATATTTCTACAATCCACTAGCAGTAGTAGGAGATACATTCTTTGATAGTTTCGTAGAATACAATGGCAACTATCCAGGTTTCCCAGGTTACTATGTAATGGAAGGAAATATTATGTTTGGTGCTAAAGTAATTGAAAATGGAGCAATCCTAAAATTAGTTGAAGAAGTATCAGCTTAATTAGAAAGGAGGTCTTATTATGACTTTCTTTACTATAGAAGAATTTAATAATAAATATAATTTAGAAATGCCACAAACAGATAATTGGAAAATAGAGGCAGTATGTGAAATGATTTATTCACAAATAGGATTAAAATATAGAGGACAATGGGATGAAAATACTGTTCCTACACCTATTAAAAATGCCTCTATGGAACAATTAAGGTTTATGTATGAATATGACATTCCACTTATTGATTTTAAGGGAGAAGTAAAAGCAGGGGAAATGAGAAACGAATTTAAAAGTGATTATTCAACCCTTGCATTAAGAATATTAGCAAATAACGGTTATCTTTATAGAGGACAAGCTCTAAATCAAAATAAAACAATTAATCTTACATGGAGTAATTAATGTTTAATGTTAATGGAATACCAGCAGTCTTAATTCAAAATAACAGAGGTACTTCTTCTGTTTATGATGATCAAGACAAAACACAAGTAAATGTAGTTTGTTGCCCATACAATGTAGATATGACTGATAAATTTGGTATGTATACAGTACCCGAAGCAGAAGGATATTTTATATTGAAACATTGTGTAGATGTTAAAGAGGGTGACCAACTTATTATTGCTGGAAGAACATTCTCTATTTTGAAAGTAAAAGATAATTGGATTTGGAATAAGATTGTCAATTTTACGGTAGCAGTTAAATGAATATTAAAGTTGAAATTGATATACCTAAAAAACTACCTATTAAAGAACTAGATAGTTATATTGACAGGGTAGTATTCAATACTGCAAGAATCACATTAGATTATACTAATTCTAAACAAAGATTTCCTTATTTAACAGGGGAACTAAATAGAGCATCAATGGCTGAAGGTGTAGTAAGTGAAGGAAACAAAACTTATCATTTAGGAGCTAGTGGAGTAGATTATGCACCAATAGTGTGGGAATATCCACAAAAAGGTACTAATTGGACTAATCCAAATACCTATGCTAAGTGGTATATGACAGAGTTTGAAAATGAAAAAGAGATTATTACACACCAAGCAGTAAATAATGCTTTAAAGATGGTGAGATAATGACAGAACAAGACATTAAGAATAAAAACCTAGTGCTTATATCTTATTTAGACAGTATCATTGATGGATATAAATTTAAAGCCGAATTTTCTACTAATGACATGGACTTAAAAGTAGTAGTATGTCAAGAAACATCAGGGCAAAAGGTAGTATTTTATAACAATGATAATGCTTTATTTAATTACTTTACTATCAATGTATATGGAGACAATATTAAAGAACAATATGAAGTAATTAATCAAATAGGTAGATTAATAGGTAAAAGTGTTTTGATAGATTATAACAACCAAAAATGGCAATTAATATTCAAACAAATGGCTAACCCTAGAGCTATTCAATATATGGAAATAAGAAGAGTAGCATATACTACTACTCTACAATGTATAGTAAACAGAGTGGCATAGAGAGGAGAGATTATGAATTTCTTTATAAATAATAGAGATTTTATCAAGAATTTATCTGTTAATACTGGAACAACTGAAAATCCTGTATTTACTCCAATGTGTACTGCAGCAGAATTAACATTCAATACAGAATTTGAAGAAAAAACTTTCTATGTTTATTGTGATGCACTACAAAGAGCAATTAAAACAGGTGTAGCAATGTCAATTGAAGGTTCAGTAAAAATAGATATGAATAATGCTGCTATTATATCTTTATTAGGGGATATACATACATTAATAGCAGATGGAGAAATAGCACAATTTAATAATCAAGTAATGCAATTTGATTTATTAACTGATATTAATAATTCAGTTTTAGAGTATACAACTTATCAAGTACCATGTTCATTCTCTTTGAGTGATTTAGGTGGTGCAGCAGAGGATGAAGGAGACTTCACAATAACAATAAATATTCAAGGAAAAGGTACAGTTGTAACCTCTGCATAACCTTTAAGGTGGGGTGGACAAAACCTCACCTTTTTTGTTAGAAAGAAGGTGAATATATGCAAGGAGCAGAAGTCTTAACAAAATTTACAGCAGATACCAGAGATTTTGATAATAAAACAAAAAATGTTAATGCAAGTATTAGTTCTATTGCTAAAGGTGTAATTGCAGCGACAGGAGTTACAAAAGCCTTAGGTGCTGCATGGAGTTTGGTTACAAGTAATGTTAATACTGCAATAGATAGATTTGATGTTTTAAATAATTTTCCTAAAGTTATGTCTAATTTAGGAATATCAGCAGATGAAAGCCAAAAATCAATAGACAAATTATCTGATAAATTAACAGGGCTTCCTACAACATTACAAGATGGTGCTTTAGCAGTTCAAAGATTAACTTCTAAAAATGGAGATATAAAAAAGTCTACTGATTTATTCTTAGCAATGAATAATGCAATACTTGCTGGTGGTGCTTCAAGTCAAGTTCAGTCAAGTGCTATCGAACAATTATCACAGGCTTATGCTAAAGGTAAACCTGATATGATAGAGTGGAGAAGTATAATGACTGCTATGCCGGCACAATTAAAACAAATAGCATCTGCTATGGGTTATGTAAGTGCTGATGAATTAGGTGAAGCATTAAGAGATGGTTCGGAGTCAATGGATGACTTCATGAAAACAATAGCTGATTTAAATGTTAAGGGTTTAAAAGGATTCCAAAATTTTGAAGAACAAGCAAGAAATTCTACAGGTGGAATAAGAACTGCCATTACTAATATGAACTCTAGAGTAACTCAAGGAGTTGCTTCTATGATAGAGGGAATAAATAAAGGATTACAAGAAGCAAATATGGGCAGTATAGCAAGTGTATTTGAAAAAATAGGTAACACAATTAGAGATATATTAAAGAGCCTAGCACCTACTATAACAAAAATTATAATAAAACTTGCAGAAATAGGTAACTGGATAAATAAAAACAAAACATTAATAGAAGCTATAATAATTCCTATAATTGCCTTTGTAACAACATTATCAACTTTACAAAAGGTAATGAATGCAGTTGCAGTAGTTCAAGGAATATTAAATGCAGTTATGATGATGAATCCAATATTTTTAATCATTGCAGCAGTAGTGGCTTTAATAGCAGTATTTGTTCTTTTGTGGAATAAATGTGAATGGTTTAGAAACTTTTGGATAGGCTTATGGGAAGGAATAAAAACTGTTGTTAAAACTGTAGTAGATACCGTTGTATCAATATTTAAGGGAATAATTGGTTTTGTTAAAGATAATTGGCAAGGTTTATTACTTCTAATAGTTAATCCTTTTGCAGGTGCATTTAAACTTTTATATGATAATTGTGAAGGTTTTAGAAATTTTATTAATAAATTTGTTAAGGGAATAGTTGATGTATTTAAATCTTTACCAGAAAAAATGTTAAATATAGGTAAAAACATAGTAAATGGTTTATGGAATGGAATTAAAGGATTAAAAGATTGGGTAATATCTAAAGTAAAAGCATTAGGTAAGTCTATTCTTAATGGAATTAAATCAGTATTAGGTATACATTCACCATCAACAGAATTTGCTATGGTAGGTAAGTTTTCAGTATTAGGTTTTACAGAATCATTAGATAAAATGCAAGGAGAAGTACAAAAACAAATTGCAGAAACATTTAGTATAAGTCCACAATTATCAGCAACAAGTGGTATGCACTATAGTCCAAACTTTAATGTAGTAAACAATGTTGATGTAAAACAAGATCCATTAGGACAAATGGTAAGCACTATAAAAACATATTCAGGTGGTGCTAAAAACGATTATAATTATGGAGCTGGTTGGTAATGATTAAAATGATAATAGGTGGGGAAGAGGTAGTAAGTAATAAAGAATTTACAATTAATGAAGAAATGCTTTCTACTTCTTCTACAATACTAAACAATTGTTATCCTAAAAGTTGGGAAAATACACATGACTATACAAGTAATTTCTATTATCCGAAAGATTATTCACAATGTTTAATTTATAATGATGATAATTTAATATTTAGTGGAATAGTTAAAAATTCAGGCAACATATCACTTAATCCTAGAGAGCCAAAATATTGTTCCTTAGAGATTTTAGATTTCAAGGCACTTTTATCTGAAGGTGAGACTTTAGACTTTGTAATAAGTGAAAAAACCGTG